CTCCCAGGTTCTGCCCTCCAGGAAGAGTAGAAATTTCAGTACCACGTCCTCCTTCTCTTCGTGGTAACCAAAAATCCTCAAGCATTGCCATGTATTTTTTGTCATCACGAATCTCTCCAGTGTTTGCATCATACACAAGTTTGTTGCGATAACGCATCATGACATCACGCAAATATTGTTCTGCCTTCATTTTGGGCAGATTACCAACATCAATATAGAAAATTCTACGTTCTGGTGCTCTTGATAATCTGTAAATAACAAGACTATCCTCAATCATACGAAGTTGATTGAGAGATTTAATTGCTTTGTGAAGATATGAAAGAGTTGATCCTCTATTTCTATCTACAAGACCCGAAGTACAATATGCAACGGAATCTTTCGTCATCTTAATTCCACCACTAGTGCTGGTTTGCATGGGGTTACCAGTACCAGTTGTCTTGGGGTTATAGATGAAAAACTCTTCTAACTCTGGAAAAGTATAATCCATTGGATCATTTTTCAGAGGATTGAGTCTGTTTAAATCCTTCTTTTTATCTTTTTTCTGCTTCCTTACATAACGCATTTTCATTGCGTCAATATAACGAAGTTCCTGAATACCTGCTTCAGGATTCTTCAAATCGATAATTTTGTGATAATAAAGTCTTCCATCAATATACCAGTTACGGTAAATTTCATGTGCTTTCTTATCAAAGTCCAATAAATCAAGAATACGTTTAAACTCTTGTCTAATTGTCTTCTTAATACCATCACTAGCATTAAGATTAGAAAGTTCAATCTCTACAGGGCTATCATTAGAATCTGAAACAATTGCCTCATTTACAATATCTTCAATGGCACTATCACACTCGGGGTGCAGTGCCATTTCACGATATCTCTTAATAAGATCAAATTCTGTTTTATAGACTCCTTCAATATCTACATAAGAACCAAAAAAACCACTACTCATGTAGTTGTCATTCCCGTCCTCATTATTAGGAGGAACGGGAGAGACCGCTGACGGTGAGAGTGGTTCGTTGTCCTCAATAGAGAACCCAAACAATTTTGTCATTATTATATTAGAACTTTATCTCTATTATTTATTAGGTTAAGTTAACTCCAGTTTGATCGCTAGAGAGTGATTCAAAACTTTGAACTGCGAATTCAACAGTGAATTCTTCAATGGTATCACTCGAATCATACGAAAGATCAATTGCAGCAACAGAAACTGGGAAGATGTCAATAAACTTATATGACTTCAAGGGATTAACCTTAGTGCCATCTGAAGTATCAGAGTTCTTCTCGCTATGTCTGTTGCCAGAGTAACCTCTGCCAAGTTGATAGACATATGCATCAGTCATATATGATTCTGGTTTTGTTGCTCCAGTGTTATTGCTAAGTCTAGCAATACCATTCATCCATGCTTCCATAGCATTTCTGATTGCGAAGTCTTCATCATTGATAATAGTAACAGTCCAGTTATCAATGGTTCTGTCTCCAGCAACCTTCAGAGTACGACCTCTGAAGGGAACGTCGATAGAAGCAATATTCGATGCAGGCAGGTTTGCTGCCTTACAAAGAATACTGAAGTTCTCCTGAATATCAGTTCCCCAGTCTGCTTTTGGAGTTGAGTTGGTTGCAGCATCAGGCAGGTTAGGAATTTGAACCTCAAATAGATTGGGTCTTGCACCACCACCCTGCAGTTTGCTGTGGAATTTTGAGAGTGTGCGTAAGTTTGACATTTTTAGAAATCCTCCGTTGTTTTATAATTTAATGATCAAACTCTACCTGCTACTTCCGAGAAAGAAACGCCAGTTCGCGTTGCTACGAAAGTAAGGGTGATGAAGTTGATAGACTTGGCAGGCTTCAGGAAGATGTCTGCTCTAAACTCATTGTTGTCAATCACGTCAGGAGTGTTATTTGTTTCGTCACAAATAACCAGATAATCAATGAGTCCTCTCTTCGCTTGAACATCACGGAGGTATGGATCAACGATGTTTCTGAAGTTCGCTCTAGTCAGATCGTCGTTCAGTTCAAACAGTTGAGCCTGTGCTGCTCTTTCCAGTGCTTGCTCAATCGTGAGGAACAAGCGGCGAACGTTGATTCTGTCGAATGCAGACTGATAACCGAGAGCAGTCTTATCACCAAAGAGGAATGTTCCAGCACCAGGTGTAGTGATGAAGGAGTTAATTCTCTTAGGATAGAGACGATCTCTTTGTGCCTTGCTTGGGTTGTAAGCAAGTTTGACTGCATTGTTCAGAACACCTCTTTGCTGTCCTGCAGGTGAGAACCAAGGATATGCGAGAAGTGCAGTTCTTGCCATCATTCCACCAACATCAGCGTTAGTTGGAATATAGACAAATCTATTGTTGAATCTGTCAAAGGTGTATTTGTATCCCGAATCAAACGTTGCATAAGACGAAGATGTCAGAGGACCAAAGTATCTGAGAAGATTCGTTGTTTGTTGCTCTGTAGTCAGAAGCGAACCGCCAGGAGTTGTTGCTGCTGCAACCAGATTTTCTCTGTGAGGACCAACACAAGCCATACAATCTTTTCTTGCTTCTGCAATAGAGATGATGTAATTTGCTTTTGCTTGTGATTCTGCTTCTGTAGCACAACCAGGACCCATGAGGAGGAAGTCGCACTCTACTTCATCTTTATTATCGAGGAGTCCGTAAGCGGTGATCAGTTTTCCAAGATCTGCCTTGTAACCGTCTCCACCAGAAGTCTGGTAGTCATTACCACCCATGATGGTGTAAGTCTTGTTACCAATTGCAAGGAATTGCTTGTCCTGTGCAATTTTTCCAGACTGATTATCTGTCGAAGTTTCAGCGATAAAGGATGCGGACTTAACTCCAGTGTATGCAGTAAATCCTGTTGCCGCAGGAGTTGTTCCATGATGAGAATCATGTGCTGCTAAAGGATCTGCACCAGCATAGATGTTCGCAGAAAGATCACGGAGGTAATCTTTATAGTAGATTCTCTGAGGTGCATTGACGTTAGAAACAGCGTCACTTGCCTTAGAAAGATCAACGTGCTTCTCAAGGATGTTACCCTTGATTCCAGTTACATCTCCAGTGTCATCAACGACAACAATGTGAAGTTGGTCGTTATGTCCTTGTCTATCATTTACATAGACGCTAGTTCCAGGTTTTGGTGCAAGAGCGTTCCAATATACCGTGGAGTTGGTAAGACCTAAAGTTTGTTGATCATACCAGTCAACCGCAGTTGCAGCAGTGACTCCATCTGTCGGATATGTACCAGTTCCTGTGTTAATACCTGAGGAATTAACAAAATACAGTTCGTTAGTTGTACCAAATGAGGAGAATGTGTCTCCTTCTGCATAATCGATTCTAGTTTCTGTTCCAGCAGAACTGACTCTGGAAACGATCTTAACATCAATCGTACTCGACGTTCCACTAGCAGCAGTAGAAACACCGGTGATGATGCCCTTTACATATCCACCAAATTCTGAAGTTGTACCAGATCCTGGAAGTGCTCCACTTATTGCTGCAGTAACACCTGCACCAAGTGTAGCACCTGCGTTACCAAGGTCTGCTGTCGTGATTCCAAGTGTTTGATCTGCAAAATCGTCGATGTAGCAAACCTTGAGGTTATCTGCCCAGGAACCGGGATTCTTAGCAGCATACAACCAATCTACAGATGTCTCAGATGCATTATTGACGTAATCGTCATAATTCTTGATTTTCAGTGAGGTAGTACTTGCAATACCTACACCAGCATTAGCAGTCTTAAGATCGTCATCGTCTGCTCTAACGACTTTAAGAACACCGCCATATGAGAGGTAGGATGATGCACTCATCCAATACTCATATTGAGCATCTGCTGTCTTTGGTTCGCCAAATACATTAATGAGGTCTTGCTCATTTGTGATGTTTGTGACTTCTTCTACAGGTCCAATTTCAAATGGGCCAGCAATGGCACCAATATTATCAAGTACATTATCAGCTCTTCCTACAGTTAGGTCAACCTCCCTTACCAGTACTCCAGGAGATAATTGAGGAGTCGCCATGTGTTAGTTCTCCGTGATCTCAGTTTATCTAAAAATATTTATTAAAAACCATGTTTTCACAGGGGAAACATGACGCGAACTACCAGTCTGGATATTCCCACATATTATTGCATTTTTTATTATCCATTATCCTTTTTATAGTACATTGTTTACACTCATAAGAATATGAAGATGCAACTGCACCTCGGTCTTTTCTTGTTCTATAAAAATCTTCTACTAAGTTTTTTGTTTCACCACAAGTTCTACATTTTCTATCTTGTAGAAGTAAATGTCCTAATTTTATTTGCCCATCTAAATCCATTAGCGATAGTCCCACATGTATGACATATCACCATATTCTCCAACTGAGGCATTAGACCAGCGATCACCTTGAGCATCAACAAAACTGTCATCATCTAATCCATCATTTAAGAAACCAAAGGGAGCCATGTCTTGCTCAATCTGATTCTTTTGTTCTTCGTATAATCTCTTACGAACATCCTGGTCAGTCAGTTCTTTAAAGTAGTCCATTTGGACCAACCAGGCATAGATGACGAGACACATTGCCAGGTCATCGTTACACCCTTCTTCTGCTTCAAATGAATTATGCTTGGAAATAAATGTTGTTAGTTCTGAGATGATTTCATAATCATTGAAGATAAGTTTATCTTCTTCAATTAAAGTTTTAAGGTTAAGTGATCCAACCTTCTTGACTGTCTTTGACATCTTGACACCAAGTTGTGTCTTCTTACCAGAGAATCCTTGCCCAACAATCTGTCCTGCTCTACCTCTCATAGAACACATCAACAGATTTTGATACTCCAAATCATATTGAAGAATACTAGCAACCTGATCTCCAATATCATTTACTTCGCATAAAATATAAGCACTATTATAACTCTTTGCTACCTCATAGATGATATTTGGAAACAACATTGGTTTGATATCATTGTTCCGATATTTTGCAACAATTTTATGAGGAAATTCTGTAATATCAACACAGACGAATGCTGAGTAGTCTTCTCCAACTCCTCTAGCAACGTCAACTGTCATTACATAGTCGTGATTTTCTTTTACTGGTTCATAGACATCCAACCCAGCACTTCTTTTAATTGGACTATCATATACTAGAGTTCTTAACTTGCTAGGTGCAATCAGTGTATCAACAGAACCAAGGAATTCACATTCAAACTCAACCTTGAACTGTTGCTCTGATGTGTTAGCAATAGTTTGCTCTTTCCAGACTTCATCCCTACCAGGAACCTCTGACCAGTGAACATCTGTTGGAATATATTCATTCTTCCTCCTCTCTGCATCATGCCACATACGGTAGAAGTGATTCATACCGTGTGGCGTAGATACGATGATTACTTTGGTGTTTTTACCAGAAGTAATAGTAGGATAAACAGATGCAAAGAACGAGTCAGCAACGTGATTTGGGACAAACGCGAACTCGTCGAGAAAG